CCCCTGTTGACATTAAGGCCAAGGATATACAAAAAGACACTTGCTTAGTATCAATTCGGCTTTAATAGGTTAACTCTCAAGTCGTTAAGATACCTGTTGAATAAGTAGCTCCAGACACCTTTGTTAATAGCTTCTACAAAATTAAGTACCCTCCTCCACTGGACACCATCAACCCCCTTATAGACATTCAAGGTAACTTAGCGGACCGCTACAAGCAGTTGCGTGAATATGCATTGGTTTACCCCCTTGAGTATGTCAACTCTAAAGGGGTCACTAAGAAAGTAGAGCTTGATCAGAACATAGCTAGGACTGGCTATCATCTTCTTAACGGCAATGTTCATTCAAATGTCTAGTTATCAGCTAGTCCCATTCCACATGAGTATTCAAATAGGAGCTATGCCAATCTTGCTTGCGCCATTAGTCGGTAAATTGGTTCTCAATCTTTGTTTACACAGGCCGCTGATTTCGACAAGTTTTGTGACGACTATTTTAAGAGGCTTCCGAAACCTTCTGGAGAGGTTATGGTGCTCATGCAATACCCCAATAGAGCATTTGATGATGTGGCTAAAAGAGCCAAATATGAGCGGAACATCTTATCTTGTCTTAACTCCTAGAGTCTCTCTTCATTTAATCGATCACCCTTTTAATGCATGGTCAAATCAGGCGAAGTCCACTTAACTACTGACTATAGCCAGAATGGTATTTACTTTGAAGCGGATACACGACCACGATGTATCATGGTCCCTTAAGGTAAGGCCTTCAGTCTACATGCTGCGGTTTAATCTTAAGTTTTCAGAGATATTCATCTGCTTTAGGAACAACATATCATTTTGGAAGACTTTTGCCATGCGATGACCACTGAGCAATTGCAAGCTCGTATATAGAAAATCACCTAACAATTAGGCGCATTCTCTCTGATTTCATTAGATGGGTCTGCTTATGATTCCACTTAATACGCTCGCTTGCAGAATATTGTGGATTCTAGAATCTGGGAATGGTACCACGAGAGATTGGTTGATATTTTCGACGTATAAGCTAACCATAATGTTCATCACACTTCTAATGAAGCAGCGCAAGCTTTTCGTAAAAGTATCACCAATAGGGATAATACGATCGTCCTTAAGTGTCCAAACATTAATGTTTAACACACGTAATATGAACAAAATGCTTTGCGACGTTTGTAGATTCCTGTTAGCGAATGGAAACATTATCTGATATTAGCTATTTCGGGTACCACTTTTTCAGGAGAACCTACCACTACGACTCTAGGCAACACGTTCCGTTCCATTTGTTATACTAGATATTATCTCCGCACATTGCCCGAAGGTAGTTTTAGACTTTTAGTCTCAGGTGATGACGTAGTAGTCTTCGTTCAACATAAGTTCTCAACACAAGCTCGTGAACTTATTTACAATTAAACTAGCCGACCTGGCTAGATGACCTCCGCACTGGGATAAGTTATTAAAAGCATCAACCTTGGTGATCTGGAGTCTTTTGAATTTTGCTCCAAATGGGCCTTTATTCATGATGGGCATTTGTTGTTAACCAGAGATTATCGCAAGTTACTGCTTTCCAAGAACTACTACACAGGCCGGAATATGCATATATACAAGAATCCTTACATTCATCGTTACGCTATTTACCTTGGTCTCCGTGCAGAACGAGCTAGTCGCTTGCTTGAATATCTCGTACTTTAGCGGGTCAAATAGTTCCCAGACCTCGATCAACAGCTTTTGTCCATGCGAGAGAAACAAGCGCAATTGATTACTCCAACCGATTATGTAGTAGAGGATTAGATCAATCGTCGATTACTATTGAGTTTAACTGATGTGATCTACGCCACTCATTACTAGTTGGTTGTTGCCGGGTCTGCTCGGTTCTCTGAATCAGTATAATTGTAATCTTTAAGATAACTCTCTCAAATGAAT